CCTAGAATGACTGACATCAATGAGGAGAAGCTAACTCCGTCTCAAGCCTTCAAGCGCTTGGTTGCGATGAGAGCCCTTTTGCCAGAGAAGGCTCCTCCTGTTCTGACTTGCCGCCGCCGGCGCGACAACAAGCTTGTCCATGCCTCCCTCCGAGTTGACGATCTCGTCTGGTTCTATCATCGAGGCAAGATCGGCGGCAGCTACCTTCATCAGCTTCCCTTGCCTGTTTACGATGCAACTTTTAGTCTAGCTTTTTTCAACAGCATGAAAACAACGTGGCACCCAAGACACCACATCAGGTGGGATGAGATTGCACCTTCGATACACTACCATCTTTATGTCAGGAGCCCTTCTCTCACCAAGCTGCTAAAAAAGCCTTGATAAGATCACCGGCCTCTGACATATTGAGTCTGCCAGCATGATGTAAGCGCATCCGGCAGGCGTTGCTCCTAAACTCGGGCCGTCGTGGCTTCGGTTCCGGCGGCCCTCTCTTTCTCAACCGTGCTTGGAGAACCTAGATGACCAGTGAGACCATGACTGAAACTGTTCAGGGTAATGGAGCAGCCTCTGTCACTCGAACGAAGCGACGGGTTGCAACTGCCAGCTTTGAGGGCACCGTCGGCCGGATCACGTTCGAGGGTAGCGGCGCAGTCGTTGAGGTCGATGCTGCCAAGATCCCGTCCAGCATCGCACTTCTTGTCACCGCCTATGGTGCCGTCAACATCCTTCAGACTGCCTACAGTACCAGCGACACTCCGTTCGATGCGGCTCAAGCAATGGCCAAGCGCCTCCTGAGCGGCGATTGGCGCCCTGGCCTTCCTCGAAAGCAGGCCGAGCCCGAGGTCCTCACTCAGGCCCTCGCGACGCATCTCAACAAGCCGACAGACTATATTGAGGAGGTGTGGCTGCCGAAGTTTTGCCAGAAGCATGACCTCCTGCCGGGTGTGGCTCGTCGGAAGCTTCGGGCGATGGGCGTTCTTGCTGAGCTGATCGCGAAGATCACCGCCGAGCGGGCTGCTGCCGCAAGCGCCGCGGCAAAGAAGGCCCCTCGCAGCGAGGCGCTTGACCTCAGCGTCTAGACCTGACTACCCTCTGGCTACTCGGCGCCTCCCCGGCTGGTTTGAGCTACTCCCCTGGCTCCCAGCCGGGGTTTTTTGTCTTGCATTCTGCACGACTCTCTGCTACGCTCCCTTCTGTGAACCTGAAACAGAGAGAGCCCAGCGCCGTCGGTCGATTGATCCTCGAAGCCCTGCACCGCCACAACCTCTCCAGACCCTCCGTTGCAGCTGCTGTAGGCATCACTCGACGCTTCATGTGGGAAATCATCTGGGACCGGCGACCGGCCCCTCCTGAGCGACTACAGCGGCTTTCTGAGGCCCTCCAGCTCACACGGGAAGAGTTGGATGCGCTCAATGCTGCCTACATCGACGACCGCCGCCGCCGCTCAGGCCGCTGGTCCCTTCACTCCGCTCAGGGAGCAATCATCCCTCAGCCAGATCAACAAGGCGACCTCCGCCGCCGTTCTGCTTAACCAAGGCCGGCTCCACGGTGACCAGCTGACCAACGATCTCCGCCTTCGCGTCCTAGAAGGTGAAGAGGTCGACCCTGAGGAGATGCTCCTCATCGTCAATGAGATCCGAGGCGACCGCCGAGCTGCTGCGCGGGCTGCGTCCTCACCGACATCAACCGGCCGTCGGGCGAAGCCCGAGTCTCGCCCCATCACGACAGCTGACCTCAAAGCTATCCTAGACCAGGATGACCTGTGAGCTACGCCCTCTCCCGCCTTTGGCGTGGCCGCTCAGCCCTTGTCAGGCCGCTGCTGCCCCGCAGGCTGTTCAGCCGCCGCCGCTGGTTCCACCCCCTTCGCTCCCGCTTAGGGAATTGAGCGAATGACCGAGCCCTTCGGCTTACCTGACTTCCCTGAAGTCTTTGATTCAAGCATGCGCTCAGCTCTAGTCCTGTGTCCTCGCCAATGGTTCTTCGGTTACCTCCTTGGTCTCAGGAAGAGCACTCAAAGCATTCATCTGCACTTTGGAGGCTGCATAGCTCAGGGGCTTGAGGTAGTGAGGAAGGCTTATTGGCAAGATGGGCTCAATGAGGTCCAGGCTGTGTCTGCTGGCTGCCACGCAGTAATAACCGCGTGGGGGGACTTTGAGCCGACGGAAGAGATTCTGAACAGCCGCGCCGGCATCAAGACGCTCGATGCAGCCCTGGACGCCCTCTACAGCTACTTCGAGGCTTTCCCCCTAGCCTCTGACCAGCTCAGCCCTCTGATGATCGACGGCGAGCCAATGATTGAGAAGAGCTTCGCTCTTCCTATCCCTGGCTGCTTTCATCCTGTCACCGGGGCACCGATCATCTACGCCGGCCGTTTTGATATGCTGGCAGCCTTCAATGATGCCGTCTTCGTTGTGGATGAGAAGACCACGATGGCGCTAGGCGCGACGTGGCGCAGCAATTGGCCCCTCAGAGGTCAGATCACAGGCTACTGCTGGGGTGGCCGAAGCTTCGGTCTCAACGTGACCGGCGCCGTGATCCGAGGCATAGCCATCCTCAAAGGCTCAATCCAATTCGAGCAGGTCGTGCTTACTCGGCCTGACTGGCTTGTTGATGACTGGCTCAGGCAACTCGCCCGAGACATCAACCGGGCCGCCACGATGTGGCTCGAAGCTAGAGACCTCTATGACAAGGTGCCCTATCGAGCATTCGATCAGGTATTCGATCAAGCTTGTAGTGCTTATGGTGGGTGTGGGTTCACTGATCTTTGTGAGAGCGAACATCCTGAGAATTGGTACAACAGCTTCTTCGTTCAACGCTGGGACCCGCTTCACCGGGAGAGTGACACATGACCTTATCTGTTGTTGAACCAGCTCCAATTGTACTTCCTCGCACAAATACGCTGCTGATGGGGCCTGTTGCGACAGGCAAGAGCTACAGCCTGCGCACCCTGCTGCCGAAATATCCTGATTCCAACAATCACATGCAGCCAGGCGTCGGCCGTACAGTCTTAGTTGTCAGCCTAGAGCCCGGCTTCGAAGACACTCTTGGTGACTGCACTTGCGACATAGGTATGCACATCCACTATATCGCGCCGCTTGATGTAGATTGGGACACGCTCCAGGATCTCGCCCGTCGGGTTCAGGCTGCCACCGAAATCATAAAGATCGTCGACCCCAACAAGCGTGAATACACACAGTTCATGGACACCTATAGCTGCCTCGCGAACTTCAAGTGCGATAGATGCGGCGAGGTGTTTGGCCCCGTTGATAAGCTCGATGAGAGCTTCGCAGTTGCAATAGATGGACTGACCGGCCTGAGTCGGGCTGCAATGCAATACAGCGTCGGCTTGAAGCCGTCGAAGACATGGCCGGAGTATGATGCAGTTGGGCAGCAGATCGAGAACATGCTCAGGAAGTGCGTCGGCATCAAAGCTAGTTTCGTCCTGGTTGCCCATCTTGACCGCGAGCCTGACCCGCTCGGCGGCCTCAAGCTCACTATGCACACCGTCGGGAACAAGCTCGCTCCTAAGCTGACCAAGGACCTATTCAGCGAGATTGTCTACACCCGCCGAGACGACCGGGCGAGGTTCTGGTGGTCGACGACCGAGAACAACATGGACCTGAAGGCGAGGAAGCTGCCCTTCAGTGATGCAATTGAGCCTAGCTTCACACAAATCTTGGGAGAGAAGTGATGGTGTGGACATTCGGTGCCCTCGTCTTCGATGCTGGCCCCTCACTTCATCCCTACAAGCCGTGGAAGCCTTCGCTCTTCTATCGGCTCTGCCATCCATTCACTTGGCGCAAGACACAGACAGCTGCATTAGCGTTGCTGCCTAAGTCATCCTATCAACTCAACTTCATTCTCTCTGGCAGCGGTCCGACGACGCCGCCGCTTGCCATTCCACCACACCCCCGGCGTCAACCATTCTAGGAGTCCTCAACATGCAATCCGCTCAATCTGCTTTTGACCCGTCGAGCCTCCTCGACACTGAGAGCGACGGCGACTTCAACACTCGACTCACCCCTATTCCTGAGGGTGAATATCAGGCCCATGTCAAGGAAGGAGGGATCTCTGTCCGAGGTGGCATCAAAGATGGCGCCCGTTGGACCGCCGCCGACATCCTTTTCGTGATTGATGATGAGGAGGTCAAAGCATCGACACAGCTGAAAGAGCCAGTCGTCAAGCTCGGCCTCTTCTTGGAGACCGACATCGCCGGCCAGCGTCTGCTGACCAAGGAAGATAACCCTAATGCGAATGTGAAGCTTGGGAAGTTGAAGGAAGCTTGCGGCATCAAGCCCGGCCGGAAGTTCAGCCTTCGTCATCTGGAGGGGTTGTCTTGCTTCATTCGGACCAAGCAGCGGACAGACCCGAACGACATCGAGACCGTCTACAGCGATGTGGTGTCAGTGAGCGCCGGCCGCACAGCTAACCGTAAGGCGGCCTAAGAGTTCCTCGTCTCGGCTAAAGACGAGGGCGGCGACGGAGAGCTGCCAAGCCGTGGTCGGGCTAGCTCTCCGCCGTCTAGCACATTTTCCTGGGAGGATCGGATGCACTCACCAAAAATGAGCAAATACTTCTACGAGTCAGCAGGCGAACGTCTTGCCCGACGTTTTACTTATGATGAACCTCTTCCAAGAGAAAGAGAGAATCAATCTACTCCCTCTCCAAGTAGGCGCCCCTTCCTGGTGTGCTTTGAACACCGCACTCTAAAACAAGCTTGGAGTTACAGATTCAAGAAGGCTTGACATGGAACCAGCGATCAGACTTAGGATTGGTGCTCTCAAGGTACAGCTTACTGAGTGGTTGTCGTCGCTTGAGCCGCCGACGAGGGACCAGATTGAGACAGCCCTGCGAGACTTGAGTCTGCTGTTGTACCTGAGTGAACCTCAGCAGGGCTGGGAAGCTTCGCCGGCGCCGGCGGTCAATTCACCTATCTGCGCCCAGCCTAGTTGCAAAGCCGGGTGGCGAGAGGGCCTCATCAACTACGCCCATCCTGACAATGACCCAGTCTGGTTTTGTCGTCAGCACGCAATCAAGATCCAAGCTGGAGGCCATGCGCCGCCCGGCACCCTTCTGCCGCCGAAGCTGCTCCACGACAAGTCTATTGACATGGCAAAGCGGTGGACAGCCTTTGAGAAGAAGATGGGCGAAAGGCTCAAGGTTGAAGCTGAGGCTGAGAAGTTTGATTGGAGAGAGAAGTGATGCCCGATGACCGCACGACCGAGCTGAGCGCCGGCGGCGACGGAGGCCGCGCTCAAGTTAGCCGCTACGGAGGGCATATCCTTAGAGGATGCGCTAAGCGGACAAGTGGGCGTCTTCTACATTCTGAGGCCAGAACAATTAGCACGCTCCCTCGACGCCTTCGCTGCCCAGGCTCGTGCAAAGGCGATCGAGGATGTTGTGGCTTTGCTCAAACAGCTTGGCGCCACCTCACATCATAGGCGTGATCTCATCATCCGTATCCGCACTCTCACCAAGTAGGAGCCTCAAGTCGTGTGGCTAGTCCAATCAGGCTCTCCCTCAGCTCGTGTCATGATGATCGGCGAAGCGCCCGGCGAGAATGAAGACCGCCTAGGGAAGCCCTTTGTCGGGATGTCAGGGCATGAGCTTGACAGTGAGCTGCAAGCCGCCAGCTGGAACCGAGGCGACCTCTTCCTGACTAATGTGTGCCACGAGAGACCACCAGGGAACGATGTAGATGTGTTTTTTTCTAGAAAGTCCCAAGCCAAGAAGGCCATCTCCCTGGATGGGACGCCTGCGGATCAACTTCTTACTGCAGTTAGTATTTCTAACCTGGGGAGTGATGTTCCTGTTGCTCTGGCTGGTCGTTATCCTAGATTACCTGTCCTTCAGGGGCTGAGGCAGCTTCAGCTTGACATCGACCGCCTTCAGCCAACCCTGATTATAGCTCTAGGCAACACGGCACTGTGGGCTCTGACAGGGCTGACCGGGATCTTGAAGTGGCGAGGGTCTATCCTGCCCGCCGCCGGCGGGCCTGTCGACGGTCATGGGATCAAGCTGATCCCGACACTGCATCCCGCAGCTGTGCTGCGTGAGTATGTCTTCAGGGCTATTGTGATCCAGGACCTGAAGCGGGCCAAGCGCGAGAGCGCCTTCCCGGAGATCAGGCGGCCGGCGTGGAACTTCGTCGTCCCGACTTCTGTGCGACAGGTTGAGGAGTGGTTTCACGACTACATCCCGGAGAACAGACAGTACGCGAGCGAAGCGAGCCTGGTCGTCGATGTCGAGAACTTCTATGAAGAAGACCGAGTCCACGACGGCCGCCTCATCTGCCTCGGCTTTGCGTCAAGCAAGCTCGATGCTATGTGCGTGCCCTTTGTTCATCGGGCCGGCGACAACCCCCACTACTGGCGAACATCTGATGAAGAGGCCGCCATCGTCAATCTATGCCGCCGTGCTCTCATTGAATACCCTATAACATTTCATAATGGACTGCATGACTGCCAGATCATAGCCAAGAACTGGGGCTTCATGCCGGCCTTCCGGCATGACACGATGGTCAAGCAGCATGTCGCCTTCCCAGGTATGCTCGGCGGCAAGATCGACCCTGTGACCGGCCGAGTGAGTAAGAAGGGCTCCTCCCTCAGCCTAGCCTTTTGCTCCTCTATGTATTGCCGCTACCACCGACACTGGAAAGATGATGGCAAAGGTTGGGACCCCTCAATCCATGACGAGATGGATTACTTCCACTATAACTGTGAGGATGTAGTCCGAACAGCTGAGGTGGGCGAGGAGCTTGATATCATCCTGAAGAGCCAAAAGCTCTGGGATCAATATCTCTTTGAGATGGAGCTGTTTGGACCTGTCTTCAAGATGATGTTTCGAGGTGTGAACCACGACACGGCCCTACGGGCTGAGTTCGCCAAGAAACTTCATGCCGACGCAAAAGAGTTGCAGAGGTGGATCAACACCGCCGTCGGCCATGAGCTGAATGTCAAGTCTAGTCCTCAGATGCAGGATCTCTTCTACAAAGACTTCCAGATTGCTCCAGTCTTGCATCGCAAGACCAGAGCGCCGACACTAGACGACAAGGCGCTCGACACGATCTTGAAGCGAAAGCCAGTGCTCAGGCCGCTGATTGAGAGAGTGCAGGCACTCCGGTCGATCGACACGTTCGAGGAGAACTACATCGACAGCCGGCTGTCGAGGGCCGACGGCCGAATGAGATATGCCTTCAACCCGGCAGGGATTGAGACATTCAGGTTCAGCTCGAACTCGACGGCTCTAGGTGAAGGCCGGAGCATGCAGAACATCCCCCGAGACCCTGACTAGGAGTGCCTTCAATGAATCTCAAGCCTTATCTGCTTACAGGTATATTGATTCTGACAACTGCCTTTGATTGGCCATCTTGGCTGGTCGCCGACGATGGTAAGGCGTGGGCACCGCTCTCAGACGAGGAGATCGCCGATGCGCACTCATGTATGATGGACAATATGCTCGCCGTTTGCGCTGGCGAGAAGCGGGTAGCAACCGGAATCATTATATCACAAAAGTTATTCGGTAAGCTGCTTCCTAGTACGGAACCTGTAATGCACTACCGCAAAGGCGGCGCACTCGGAAGTGGAGATATTGAAGTTATGTATGACGTAGATGTCGGGATTACGTTCCAGCAGCCAGCTACGGATACACAGTCAGCATGGCAGCTAAACTACTATATTTTAAGCGATAAGCAGCTTGCGAACATGATAGAGCTAGCGCGCAAGGACTCGACCTGGACTCCCTCTAATAATTAGGCTCCCTCTAAATAAGGACACTTTTGGTGCCAGATCACCGCTCCGAGATCGACAAAGCAGTGTTCGAGCTTCGCTCGAACATCACGCACAGCTTTGATACGATCATGGTGAATGGACAATCTGTTGATTGTTGTGTCAGGTGTGGCAAGCCTCGAAGCGAGACTACTCTCCAAGAGGCTCCCTATCAGCTACCATGCCGAGGGTTCATCTGATGTCTACGAAGCGAAAAGTGACATATGTCAGCTCTGTTGTGGGGCTCCTACTGCTAGGAGGAGCTGGATGCATCCTGGCTCAATCAGCTCCGCCACCAGTTGCGGCGGCGGCCCGTGATCCTGGTGTGCGTGGAGGGCCGCCGGCAGCCGGCGGAGCAATTGCAGGACTGACCGCTCGCCAGACTGCCTTCTTCAACGAGGGCCTAGGAGAGTTCATCGATATTGATGGTGTAGCCGAGGGACTTGGCCCTCGCATGAACCTCGACAGCTGCGGCGGCTGTCACGCCCACCCAGCTGTAGGCGGCACCAGCCCTGCTGTCAACCCACAGGTAGCCTTCGCCTCGAAGGATGGCGGCACCAACACAGTCCCGTTCTTCATCAAGCTCGATGGGCCGATCCGTGAAGCTAGGTTCAAGTTCAACCCCGACGGCACCAGAGATGGCGGCGTCCATAACACCGCCACCATCCAAGGCCGCCCAGGTGCCGCTGGTTGCATTCTAGCTGAGTCCGACTTTGCCCACGCAGGCATCCACAACAACCTGATCTTCCGAATCCCCACACCTGTTTTCGGCGCCGGCCTGATCGAGCAGATCCCTGACAGCGTGATCCTAGCTAATCAAGCCGCCAACACTTCCACCAAACAGCAGTTCGGCATCGGCGGGCATGCAAACTTTGCTGTCTCAGGGCGGACGATCACCGGGCTCACCAACAACAATGGCAACGACGGCACAATCGCCCGGTTTGGGTGGAAAGCTCAAAACCAAACACTGCTGATCTTCTCAGGAGAAGCCTACAACGTTGAGATGGGCATCAGCAATGAGCTGTTCCAAGAGGAGCGTGAGCAAAACCCACGTTGCCAATTTGTCACAACCCCCAACAATGTTGCTGACACTGAGGTCACTACAACCCCGGAGGGGTTGAGCGCGATCGAGAAGTTTGCCTTCTTCCAGCGTTTCCTGGCCCCGCCGGCGCCCTCACTCGACACGCCCGGCGGCTCAGCCTCGATCACTCGTGGGCTAAGCTTATTCACTAGTGTTGGGTGCGCGCTCTGCCACACACCAATGCTAACTACAGGAAAGTCGACAGTGGCAGCGTTGAGCAACAAACCTGTCAATCTCTTCTCTGATCTTCTGATTCATGGCATGGGACCAGGTCTGGCCGATAACATCGTCCAGGGCAGCGCTAAGGGCGATGAGTTCAGGACAGCTCTGCTATGGGGTCTAGGACAGCGCCTCTTCTTCCTCCACGACGGCCGAACCAAGAACCTCCTCGAAGCAATCCAGGCCCACAAGAGCACACGGGATGAGCAGCACGAAGGCTTCAAACCCTCTGAGGCAAATGCCGTCATCGACAGCTTCAACCGACTCCTTGAGCAACAGAAGCAGGACATCCTGAACTTCCTCCGTAGCCTCTAGGACTCCAAGATGCCTATCCCTGAGCTTCCAGCCATCCGTCGGCTCTACCGGCCTGATCCAGGGTATATTTTAGTTGATGCCGACTTTGACAGGGCCGACGCCCAGTTCGTCGCCTGGGAAGCCGACGATCCTGAGCTGAAGCAGATCTTCCAATCCGGTCTAGACATCTACACTGATGAGGCCAAATGGCTCTATCAGGTTCCTCAGGTCAAACCCTCTCAGAGGCAGGCTCTCAAGTCAGTTGTTCACGCCGCTGATTATGCAGCTAAGGCCCGCACGCTTGCCTCGACCGCCGGCGTCACCGTTGCCCGCATGGATCGATGGCTTGATGAGCGCTGGATCGGCAAGCACTCTGGTCTAAGCCGTTGGCACAACCGCATCAAGCATCAACTTCAGCTCAGCCGAACTATCTACAACCCCTGGGGCTTCAGAAGATTCTACTTCGACCGGCTTGACAACATCCTCCCGCAGGCTCTAGCTTGGATCGCTCAAAGCAGCGTAGCTGTCACGATCAACAAAGCTATGCTCAAGATAGATCAGGAGTTACCTAAAGCCCAGCTTCTACTTCAGGTCCACGACAGCTTGCTTATGCAAGTTCCTGCCGGGCTTTGCCCGGCGATCTTCCCCGTCATTATAGAGAAGATGCAGGTAGTTGTACCTTACAAGGACCCATTGGTTATACCTGTGAGTCTCAAGTACAGCTCGAAGAGCTGGGGAGATTTGGTCAAATGGGTCCCTGGTGAGGAGATGAAAGATGCCGCGTAAGCGTGAACTAGCTGACATCACTGGTGAGCTGATCGCCCCTTTTGAGACGGAGATGGCCTACAAGTTCTCCGACGGCGACAAGACCGTCTGGCTGCCTAAGAGCCAGTGCGACTGGGATGAGCACAACTCCACGATGACGATGCCCTTATGGCTCGCGGAAGAGAAAGAGCTGGTCTGATGCCAACCATCGAGCCGACGGAGGAGCAAGCTGAGGCTATAGCTGAGATCCTCCAGTGGTACAGGGCCTTCACTCTACCAGGGACTATCACTGTAAATATAAATGGCACGGTCCCTAGAAGGCCGGAGTTCCTGCTCGACGGCGGCGCTGGCACCGGCAAGACAACCGTAGCAGGGCTGGCTGCTGAGGCCATCAACGCCAAGCGTATCGTCTTTGGGGCCTATACAGCTAAGGCTGCCCGAGTGATGCAATCTAAGGGGATGGAAGGGGCGAGCACCCTGCACTCGTTGATCTATCGTGCTGAGCATAGAAATGACCGAATCGTCTGGGTCACCAATCACAACAGTCCCTGCCTCAGAGCCGACCTGATCGTGGTTGATGAGGTCAGCATGGTCAATGACAGGATCGCCGAGGATCTTAGGTCCTTCAACAAGCCGATCCTGGTGTTGGGGGATGTTGGAGGGCAGCTGCCGCCAGTTGAGGGAGCAGGGGCATTTACTCGACGGCGGCCTGACTTCATCCTGCGAGAAGTTCACAGGACTGTCGCTGACAGCCCGATTACGAAGCTGGCCTGGCGAGCCCGCCGACGGGGCGTTGTATTCCTCAGTGACGATCCTACAGCGCGTGTAGCCCCGCTCAACGCCGACGCTTGGCTGGTCATCCTTAACCGTGACTTCCAGGTTATCTGCGGCAAGAACACCACCCGTCGCACCGTCACACGTAGAGCGCGTGAAGCCTTCGGCTTCAAGGGTCCTCTCCCTCAGCCCGGTGAGCCGCTCATCTGCTGCCGCAACGACTACAGCCAGGGCCTCATCAACGGCGACATCGCTGTCCTATGGCGGATCACTGAGAATGACCCTGACGAAGACTACTTCGAGGCTGACCTTCTTATTGAGGGGGAAACTAGAACTGGGGTCTTAATCAACAGACCTTACTTCTCTTCCCAGACTATCGACAATAGTGCTGGACGTTTCAGCTCTGCCCACTTCGACTGGGCCTACGCTATCACATGCCATAAAGCTCAAGGCTCTGAGTTCGAGCATGTCGTCGTGATCGATGACCAGTTTGCTCAGTGGGACAAGGACCTTCGACGGCGGTGGTTGTACACTGCCATCACTAGGGCACAAGAGACCGTGACAGTCTTTCAAACAGGATGACAGAGATGGATGCATTACATATCTGCAAGACAGCCTCTGAACTCGTCGGCGGCGACCGGCAAGTCAAGCATGGCGACAAGACCATCAACTTCCAGAACACAGCTGATCTCTGGAATGCGATCCTCAAAGCCAGAGCAAGGCAAGCTGGGGGTGACTGCGAGCTGACACTTGATGCACTGGATGTCGCCAACATGCTTGAAGTCTTCAAGATCGCCCGCCGCTACAGCGGCTCTCACAACCTGGATGATTACATCGACGGGGCTGGATATGCAGGATGCGCAGGAGAGATCGCAGAGGGTATGGCTAGATTACAGAAGGGAGAAGGTAGCTCAACGTCGGCTCGACCCAACAGTGGTAGCTTCGGAGGCAGCAGCCCAACACAGACGGCGGACACTGACATCATACAGAACTAAGAATGCAGCTTACATGAGGCTCTACCGACAGAGGAGACTGCATGCAACTTTCAGCTGACCATCTCTCAGCGCTATCTAGATGGCGTGATAGGGTTTTTGTATTCTCAAAAGGACCCTTTGCAGATTCCATCTATCAGGAACTAATCGCTGGTGGCTTCATCATCTGTCATCCCTATCTCTCTGACCCTGAGACAGTTTATTTTGAGCTGACGCCGACGGGGACCGCTGTCCTCAAGCTGCTGGAGAGCACAGGCGAGCGAAGCGAGCCCGACGATGGCAGTGTGCCAGGATGAGCCGTCATTATGCTGATTGGATCAAAGCTTATGTGGCACTCTTCGACAGCCGCACAGAAGCGCCCACAGCTTTACATCGGTGGACAGCCATAGCCACAATTGCTGGCGCTCTAACCCGAAGGGTTTGGATAGATGAAATCACTTTCAAGTTCTACCCGAACTTCTACATCGTCTTCGTCTCTCCTCCCGGGATTAGCACCAAGAGTACAGCTATCAGCCTCGGGATTAACCTCCTCAGAGAGCTGGATCACATATACCTGGCAGCTGATAACACGACGTATCCTGCATTTATCAGGGACCTAGCTCGGCGGTCGAGCGAACTCCGCGAGACCGAGGAAGCCGACGCCCGTGACGACCTCTACATCCGTCAATGCGCGATCACCGCCGGCCTCAGTGAGTTGGGTACGTTCTTCAAGGTCGAAGACGAAGAGATGGTCAACGGTCTGACTGACCTCTGGGACTGCCGCTCAATCATGGTGAAGGACACTAAGACATCCGGGACCGATGTCGTGGAGCATCCATTTGTCAATATCATCGCCGGGACTACGCCTGACTGGGTCAGGGACAAGCTCAAGCAGCAGATCGGCGGCTGGGGCCTTAGCTCCCGGATCATCTTCGTCTACACAGACAAGAAGGCCCGTCGAGTGGCTAGACCCTCCAAGCACTGGACTCCTGGTGAGTTCGAGCGATCAACCAAGAACCTGGTCCAGGACCTAAGAGAGATCGCCAATCTCAACGGGCCGTTCAAGTTCTCGCCGGCGGCGGACCGCTTAGCTAGCTCATGGTACGATCAGGTCTCCCAGCAGACCGAAGCCCACGCCGCTCTTGAGGAGGGCGACCCCTGGATAGGATACTTCCTCGCCCGGAAGCAAGCCCACGTCCACAAGCTTGCTATGATCCTAAGCGTCGCTCAAGGCGACACCCTGATGATCGACGAAGTCGATCTTGCTGAGGCTATCAGCTGGGTCGAAGAGGCTGAGGCTGAGATCCCTCAAATTTTCGCCCTGAAGCTAGATTCTAGCCCTCTGTCTAGAGTCGAGCGGGACCTGTTAGCTCGCTCGGTGGCTGTCTTAGGTGGCTCCCCAGGCTTCAGCCTGCCCCGGCTCGACATCTTCACCAAGATGCACAGATACGTTGACAGCTCGACAGCGACCAGGATAATCGATAATGCTATCGCTAGAGGGGCCTTCGTGCAAGAAGTTCGGCAGAGAGTAGTCTATCTGAGGCTGCCAGGAGTTGTGCCATGACAGAGAAGTTATACAAGTGGTCCGACGCAGAGATGATCGAGCGGCAACATAAAGTCATTGAGGGGCAAGGTTTGTCGATGGCCGCAATGAGTCGGGAGATCGCTGCCAAGAGATCAGCAGAAACTCAAAGATCTATCAATGAATGGCAAAGACAGACATTTCCAGATGCTACATTAGATGGAGTTATAGGACATCTAAGAGAAGAGTTTCAGGAGTTTCTTGATTCCAACGACCAGCTTGAGACTGCAGTTGAGGCCGCTGATTTAGTCATACTTCTCTATTGCTGGGCTGCGATAAATGGGGTTGATCTCCATGCAGCTATTGATGCTAAGATGAAGATCAACAGAGCACGAACATGGAACATCCAGCAGGATGGGACTGGAAGGCATACATGACAGAGCCGAGCGAAGCTCGGCTGTGGCACTATCCTCGCTGGGGCGGTGGCTTGTGGCGTGTGCGGCGCAAATCTGCTATGACAGAGCATGGACACCATCAGCCGCACCAATGCGATCCTGCGTCGCTCGGATCTAGCCCGGCTGCTCCCAGAGCGGCTGAGACTACTCCTGCCGACCCCTCAACAGAAGGCTGACAACGATGCCCTCCCACAACAGCAACCTCGACGAGGATCTTGACCTCAGCAAGTTCAACAAGCCGCCGAAGGCAGAGGTCCCAACTCCGAATGATGATGCCGTACGTCTCTGGTGTATTGACCAGACCCTCCAGCATCTAACTCGGCAGCAGGGCATGTTAGGACTTGGCGCTAATGCTGTGAGCCAATCTCTCCGAGCGGAACGTGAGGAGATCATCGGCCGCCTCCAGGCTCTCGGTCCTCAGTTCAATGAGACCTAGCTGGTCTCACACGTTCGGCCGGCAAATGAAGTAGAATGATACGAGACAACAAGCCGCCAACGCATACAGCAGTATTTCGAAACCGTCGCAGCTCATCAGCTCTCGCAGACAACCGGGCCGATGGGTCCGGCACGCTCACAGTGGACGCAGCCGGTGAGGAGAAGGAGAAGCGTGACGGCGACAGCTTTCATTTCGGCTTTCTCTTCTGCGGATCTGGCTCTGGTGCCAACGCCGGAGCCATTGCGTGCGGCTCCACCCTCGCCGCCCTCTCCAGCGCGGTAACGAGTTCCTCCAACTCATTAAGCGCAAAGTGGTCGATGGCAATTTGCCTAACCTCGCGATTTTTCAGAAACGTAAGCAACATTTTAGCTTTGAGCGGAGTGGTTTCGATCTTCATGACATCACCTCGGCGCGGGCGCGGGCGAGTTCCTCGCAGCGATTTTTGTCAATCTCAAGCAGAACCGTATTGCAGCAGATAAGACGGGAGATCTCGGCCCGCGCTTCATCGAGAAGGCGGAGCATGAACAATAAGTCAGGAGTCACCACACTAGGGGCGCGTGCTTTTATCTCATGGCGGATCTGCGCCTCGCGCTCTGCGTCGGTCATGACATCACCTCGGATCGCCAGGAACCTGCACCCACGCGCTCCCAGTCCACTTCCACCAGCCATAGCCCACTGTGTTCACGTACGTCGTGCCGAGGTGGACGAGCAGGTAGTTTCCGGTCCCACCGGCAGCCGACACGCCGTTCTTGAGGATCGCGTAGTTGCCAGCGTTGGAGTTGGCCTGGTCGAATGACCACGTGTCGGTGCCGTTGGCGATACTCCCCGTGGGGAAAATGACAGCCAGGACTTGATCGACTGCAACCGCGACAGTCTTGGTAGGAGCGGCGCCCCCATGATTATCGCTGGCGTTGATGACGATGCTGTCGCTAGCTGTGCTGCTTTCCTGATCGGTCAAGGTGGCGAGAGCGGCGTTGACCTGGGCGAGTGTGCCGGCGATCGACAGGTTCTTCGTGCCTGCGCCCGAGACATAGGGACCTGTCGCTGAGAGGAGGCCATTGGTGTCGCTGAGGGTGACGGTCAGCCATTTACCGGCGAGCACGGCGTCGGTGTCGCTGATGCTGATGCCCGCAACCGGGGCTGCTTGGTTCTGTAGAACCGAGGCCGAGGCTGGCGCGGCGATGGTGGGCGGAACGTTA